CACCTCTCATTGTTGGGTCATTTAGATATTTCCACTCTGATTTGTAAAAGTCATAACCTCTTCTAAATCCTGTGAATCCTAAATTTAACGCCATTTCTTCATCGTTATCAAATAATCCGTAAGACGAACCACCTGCACCGTAAGAATTTTGAGCTGCTAACATATCATCAATATCAAATGAGAAGTTTCTGTTAACGAAAATTACATTTTCTTCAATAGAACCTTGCTTATCTAATCTTGAAATAATGCTATCAAAACCTGCTAAATCAACAGGATTTCCTGCACCCCAAACATTTCCTCTGTTTCCTACAACGTAGAATACACCTTCAGAACCTTTGTTACCTGCATCAGTGTAAGCAACTTGTGTTGCTGCACCTGAACCTGCTTCAGCCGGAACTGCTTCTACCATAGAAGTTTCTAAGTAATCATCAAAACGTAATCTTGTTTCATGCTCAGACTTTAAGTACCACATGTATCCTGATGCTCCATCTTCAGTAGTAATTTCAATCCACCCAATTTGTGCCATATCAGAACCTGATACTTGGTACTTATCTTTTAAGATAATTGGAGAATTTTCAAAAATGAAATCAGAAGAAATTAATCCACCTTCCATTCCTGTAACACCTTTTCTGAATTCAGAACCATAAATAAATACAGATACTGTTCCTGCGTAAGCAGCTAAACCTGCAGCTTCGTAGAAACTTACAGTAAATGAATCAGCTGTAACCGCTGTAATAATACCTTTATTATTTAAAGCTGAAGCAGCTGTATCGTCAGATACCATAACTGTTTGACCTTTTCTGAAACCAATCTGTCCCGCTGCACCTAATGGAGCTACTGAACCTGATGGCTGTCTTGCCGGGTCAATTTGAGCTGCAGGAACTGTAAAAGTTTCTGCTGTTGCTCCTGCTGCTGCACCACCTAATGTACACGCTGTATATTTAATATGTAACCTTCCTTGTTCTGCCCATTTGATAAGGTCAGAATTTGAAGGCATTTCTGCACCAACCATTCTTAAGAATGATGATACTGTTCTATTACCATATCTCTCAAACTCTTTTTCAAAAGTATCCGGTAGATACTGATTCAAATAGTTAAATTGAGTATTGCTAATATAGTTTGTTGACAACGCAACTTGTTGAGCACTTGGCTGCAACTGATACGTTGGGTTTGCTAATACTGCCATAATTTTTTAATTTTTTAATTGTTAAACTTTATTTTCTTTTTAAACTTTTAATCCTTAAACTAGAACCTGAATCCGATTTTAAAGCTCTAACTTTCATGCCTCCCTTCATAGTTGCGACTTCAGGTGTTCTACGAATATTCATATCAACATTTTTTGTTTTACGAACTACTCCTTCAACACCTTCAGACTTGCCTTGTTCATAAAAGAACTTAGCAAACTTTTCAGGATTCATTGCAAGTGATAAAGCTCTGTGGTAACCTTTGGCATCATTAATCATTCCTGTTTCTTCATCCATAAATTTATTTATGAAGTTTAAAACATTGGACTGTTTACTTTTTAACTCTGATGCATCACCGGGACTATAGGTAATTTTATTATCGCCTAACTCAAACTCAAAACCTTTGAACTCGTTAGAGAAAACTTCATCAGTTTTTTGTCTAAACCAATCTTGCTTTCTCTTAGTCACATCCTCATTACTCTTTGCACTTTTTTGCATTTGCTCAAACTCTTCTTTATATTTACTAGCTTCAGAATTTTCAACCTGTCTTGACTCAAGAGGCTGTTTATATTGTTCTTTCTGCTCTGTAAAATAATTTCTAGCTTTTACAACTGCTCTTTTCTTTGCTAACTTTTTTTTCTTAATTGCTTTTTCATCATCTACGTCTTCATCAAATGTATAGTCATCTAATAATGCATCTACATCTTCAGAATCAATAGCTTCATCAGTAGCTAAAAAATACTCTGCTAACAAATTATCAGGCTGCATAGATTCAAAATCTCTGTTTAAAGAAACATAATCCTCTATACCTCTGCCCGTATCTTTTTTATATTTTAAAAAAGCTGAAACATCTTCCGGTAAATCCGGTTGAGTTTCTCTTTCTTGAACTAATTCATCAAATGAATTAATTTCTTTATTATATCTTTTACCTAAATATTTTAATACTGACTCATCAGTTAATTCTAATTTAGGTTCTTCTTTTTTCTCAACAACTACTTCTGCAGTCTCACCTTGTTCTTCTTTAAGTTTGTGAGTATCTAGTAGTTCTTGTTCTATTTCTGCTTTCCCTTTTTCAGGTCCGCTTACTTCTCTTACTTTAATGTTCTCTAAATTCATTTGATTCATTTGATTTTATTTTAATTTATACAAAGTTACATAATATATTAGCAAAAATTTGAACTATTTATCTAGGGTCAAATTCTGATAAGTCAAAACCATCTAAACTGTCTTCGTTAGACTCAAACGATTGAGGTGGTAAATTATTTTTCTTTTGATTAATAAGATTTGATTGTTGAGTATTTTGTTGGCTAATTCTTGCTGATTTAGAACCTTCTCTTTCTTTCTCTCTACTTGATAACGCATCTGCATCTACTTGTCTTAGTTGCATATTCATTTCAAATTCTTTATCCATTAAACCTGCTTTTAATTCAGCTTCAATTTTTAATTTTTCAATTTCAAAAGCAACATCAGCTTGACGATATTGCATCTTAGCTTGAGATTCCATTTGAATTTTTTGTTGAGCAATTTGTCCTGCCATTTGTTGAGACTTTAAATTTTGAGCCGCTACCATAGCTTGTTTCATAGCTTCTTTTTTATCGTCTTCTTCTTGCTTACGTCTTCTTTTTAATTTTAACAATTGATTAGCAAGTTTAATATTTTTTAACTGTCTAATGTCAATAGCATCTTCAAGATTAATATCTGACTTAGATAATGCCATTTGAATATTTTGCTCAAGCAATTGCTTTTGTTCTTCATCAGGTGCTACATTAATAAATATACCAAAGTCATATATATATAAGTCTTGTATATCATTTAATATAGAAACATTAAACTTACCTATTTGATTTATAAATTCATCTTTAAAATCAGAATATTCTAAAACATCTGCAACTCTATAAGATAAAGCTTCAGCTAATGTTCTGTATACATATAAACTTGCATCTAAAATATGTCTAGTTGCTGTATTAGAATTTAAAGCTGCTAATTTTTGCACACCAACTAAAGCGTCAGGTGCAGGTGTAGAGCCATCTCTAGCTTCATTTAATCCTGTTACAGTTCTAATCATATCCATATAATGATTATAATTTGTAATTAACATTTGTGTTTTACTTGCTCCACTATTAGATGTTAGTTGCTGTATAGGAACTCTAGCTTGATTAAATTCACCATCTTGAGTATAACTTCTTCCTACCACACTACCTGTTTGGAAATATAAACGTAAAGCATCTTCCGGATTATAAGCATTACCATTACCTAAATCAACTTCATTTAATCCATCAGCATCTATAAAGACACCATCCGGTACAACTTTAGCAATTACTTGTTGAAGTTTTAAATGAGTAATTTGAATTAAATCTGCAAATGGTATCATCCTTCTTGTTAAAGATTCTATAGAACCTTTATACATTCTTGGAGCTACAGCTACATAATCTGGAATAGCATGTTGTGATGCTGATTTAGGACGAACCATGTTTTTAGATAGTTCCCATTTTAATATAAAATTAGTTCCCATAACCATAACCCCTTCATACCAAACATCAATCCTTTTACTAACCTTTTCAAAGTTTCCTTCTTCCATTTGTTCTTCAGGAGGATTAAATTGGTCATTTTTTTCTATAACTTTACTACCACCACCATCATACTTTTTCTTTTTATATACAAACTCTTTAGTTGTTTTGTAATTAAAATACATTAAAGTAGCAGTATCTCTAAAGAATATACTATTTTGAAAATATTGTGCAGTATTAAAATAATCATACCAACTTTGACTATACTTACTTATTTCTTCTAAATCATCTGTAGTTAAAGAAGGTTGTATTTTTATTAACTCTGTAATTGGAACTGTTTTAATTTCTCCCCAATAAAAACAATCTTTAAAATGTTTATCTTCTGTATAGCTATAAACTACATTAGCAGGGTCTACATAGGAAACTTGTACTCCTGAACCTAATAAAAATTCATGTTTAGCACAACCAATTCCTAAAACTGTAATATCATAATCAATTTGTTTTCTAATATCATCATAATGATTATCTGCAAACAAAGTATTAATAGCTTCTTCTTCAGCAATCTCAATAGCAGGTTTATAATTAAGCTGCATATATAATGACAACTCTTCATCTGTAGTTGGTAAACTATCAGCGTTAACAATAAAAGGGTCTACATCAAAATCTTTTTGTATATTTTCTAATATATCTTTTGATGCCATTTGTCCTTCTACAACATCTTGATATTTACTTCTTTTTTGTTGTGACATTACATCTTGTGCATACGCCTCAACTTTAAATAATCTGTCAGACATTCCGTTAACAACTATGTCTACAAATTTTGGTATAATAGGAACAATTGACCAATCTAAGTTTAAATAACTTAAATCCCCATCAACTGCTAATTCGTTTTTATATTTTCCTATTGACTGTTCGCCTCTTGCGTAAAGTCTTAATCGGTTAAACATTTGCCATTGGCTATAGTATCTGCAACCAACTCCGTCTTTTCTAAACCACTCATATTGAATAGCCTGTCCTATTTGTAATCCAAAAGTATCGGTTTCTTTTTCGGAATCTGTAACAAATTGACTAGGGAATCCTGCAGAAGTGATATCTATATTAATTTCTTTCATTTACAATATTTCGCTAATAGTTCCTGTGTTCTTGTACCTTGCAAAGTTAATGCTTATTTTTGACTCTTTTTTGATTGGTAAATATAAGTGTTTTTGATTTGCCATTATGGCTAACCCTGAACTTATTGTTGCATCATACTTTGTTCTGTTAGATATATCAAATTTTGCCCAATCTTCTAATGTTCTTGTAAAATACATAGAACCCATGTCATCTGAATTTCTAAAAGACTCTTCTAAATCTAAACCTACATGTTTTTCTATATAAGATTCTACTGCAGATGCATGAGATTGTTTTACGTCTTCACTTGAATTAGGAATACCTCCTAACTCTCTTTCAGTTTTAGATAATTTATTAAATATTTTGTCAGGTCTATTCATGCTAAAACCTCTA